TGTGCGGTATGAACATGAAAGATATATTTTATATGCCATATTTTGAGAGGGGAATAGATGTAAAAAGACTAAAGACATTCAGAAAAGCCGGTAATAAAGTAAAGCTAAAACTTACACTTCAACCGGAAATAATAGAGATTATTAATCGATATGCGGATTCATCAAAAACGAGATTGATAAAAACGTTATATACGGACCGTGCAACGCTTTTACGCATAGTAAACGAAAGCATCAGAGAATCAATAGACAAAATAAATAACAAGCGCGATTCGAAGGATAAAATACAATACTTTACCTTTGCCTATGCCCGCCATTCGTGGGCCACAATTGCAGGTAAACTCAGAATACCAGACGAAACAATAGACAAAGCACAAATGCGGTCGTCGCAAAAAGTTATTGAGAAATACCGTGAATATGACTACACACAAGTAGACGAAGCAAATAGAAAAGTAATAGACTATGTATTGTATGAAAAGACCGGGGAATAGTCCCGGTCCTTTTTTAACTATCTATAGAATTATATTCCATCCTTTTGTTCTATCACATCGACAAAACCGAACCCCATCGCATTCCCTTGCCCAAATCCGCATTTATAACCTATTTCGATCAGGTCCGGATCACCTTCGACTTTAAATGTATAGAGAAATCCTTTAATTTTAGTCTCTGAATCCTTCCCTTCTTTTATAGTAATCAGTTTTTGTCTAATTCCAGACACAATCGTTACAGAGGTCTGAATAAAATCGTGGCGGTCAGACTTATAAAATACGTTATATTTAGAAGCTAAATTTTTGTGTATTGCAGCAGAGTAAATATCTTTATGTTCTATCGGATTTAAATGCAGACTATCCGACTGAACGTAAATAGGAGATTTGGCCTTTAGTATTACGCCTGATTTAATATCATCTTCTCTTAATACCTGTATTTCTTTTACTTTAAGATATTTACCAACATAAAATCCGGGGTTTTCAGATAATCCCCCGATAAAATCACATCCAATTTCATCTATATATGTAGAGAAAATAAATGAAATATAATCCGACAAAATATACATTCTCCTTCCTTCCAGCCTGAACTTCGGAATATACAGATTAGAAAATGTAAAAAATTTATAACGCCGATTGTCTGTTTCAGAAAATGATAACCCGGAATTATGCCAAAATTCTGCCGATCCCGAATTCGATTTATCCATAACGCGATAAATCCAGGCTGCTAAGCTATATTGATAATTAATATCAATAAAATCTCCGGGATCAGCATTTAGGATTACTTTTATTCTCATTCCCGGATTTTTTTCATGACTTCATCAGCTATTTCGCAGGTAGAAATAGCGTATTTAGACATAAAATCAAACTCAGGCTTATCTTCTTCCCATGCCTCTTTAAATTCATCCGGCCGCTTTATTACTATTCCGGATATTAATTTTGTCCTTGTCAGGATTTCAAAACAAATATCCGCCGCCTGATAAAACTCTTTCTGTTCAGGTGTTAATTCTTTCTGTTCTTCGGTTAGAGATGCACATGAAACATAATTCCCTAACAGGTCGACAATTTTTTCTTCAATTCCCATCGTTTTAAATTTTAAAAAAACAGAAGAACATTACTGTTGGTTCGATTTAAGACAATTAAGACAATCAGCCCTATATATATTTCAATTCCATTACAGTAATGTTCTTTTAAAAATCCCTTCTGCTGGTACAATTCAAGGCATAATAAAACAGCCACATACATATTTCAATTCCAATGCAGAAGGGATTACAAATATACATTATTATTTGAAATTGCAAGTAGTGTTGAAATAAAAATGTCCACTGTTATGGTTCAATTAAAATTTTCAAGAGGTTAAGTGTACCTCTTAAAAAACAAATTTCAATTCCGATTACAGTGGACACCACAAATATATAAAATTGGAAGAAAATACACCAATAAAGGTAAAATAAATTATTTTTATGCCTCAAAAACTTATGCTAACAAACTGCCTGACATAAGTTTTTAGATTAACATATGCTCAGGCACCTAAACCCTAAGCAGGCAAATTCCTTTATTTTAGAGTTCAACAGTAGTCAGGAATGGATCACCTGGATACTGAGTCTTTAAGAACACAAAACCATCCGACTCTACTTCACTCTTCCCAAATTTGTAATCAGGGAAAGTTACATTTTTGTACGCTGTAAGAACTTGCTCAGCAAGTTCTTGCTCTACCTTTTCGTAGTTAACGCTATAACCATTAGCGTCATCGTCTAAAATTACAGACCTCCAGTTATTTCCATCCCAGTAATTGTAGGCTAAGGCTTCTGTGTAAACCTCGTTTTCATCACGCCAGTTTTCGACAAACTCCTTGATGGAGTTGTCATCGCTCTCAACAAAATCTTCCCAAGATTTATTTTCTACCTCAAAACCGGCCGTCTGCAGGTCATTTAAAAATCTTTCCCGTAATTCAGTGCAATAACTATTCTCTAAGCAATAATCCTCGGCATTTTCTTTGCCGATCTTTTGTCCAAACTTGTCATAGCACTCCGATAGGCGAGTCGTTTCAAACTTATTTTCTTCGATAATATACATTATATTATCTTCTTCATTTCTTTTCAGTACGATTAAATCCATAGTTTATTTGTTTGTGTTTTTAAATTCATTATAAACCTGATTCAGATCAAACTGTCTTAAACAGCTTGCATCCTGTCCCTCATATTCACCGTAAACTCCAAATACAACCCCTTTGTAGAGCATAAAAGTAACATTAAAGTTATTTTCTCCATTACTTTCGAAATTTTCCACTTCGGTAGATTCTGCCATTTTTAATACGTCTCCATCCTTATCCTGTACAAACGGGCGTTTTTCAATACCCAAATCCTGATACATGTTTTCAGGAAACATAGTGTAGTTTTCCAAAATTTCAGCAACCTTATTACTAATTTCTATTTTTTCGTTGTTTACGAAAACTGCCTTACCTGTTTTGTAGTTATAAATTTTCATAGCCTTATTTTTTAAAATCATGTATTATTATTTCGATACAAATATAACACATATATTAATATTACACAAGAAAAAACAAAAATATTTTTCACTTATGTATTGAAAAATATAAAATTCTTTCCGGATATACATTATTTATCTATCTTTGTCGATAATATTAAATATAACATATATGCTAAGAGTAAAAGAGATTGCAAAGGAGAAAGGAATAACCATGCAGGTGTTAGCCAAACGGATGGGAATAACACAGCCTGGTTTATCTATGCTGCTGAACCGGAATCTTACATTACAAAAGTTATACGAAATAGCTAAGGCTTTAGATGTACCGGTTCCTGAGTTATTTAAAGAAGAAAGTAGTAGTATCCGTATTACCTGTCCGCATTGCGGGAAGTCTGTAACTTTAAAAGTAGGATAACGGGGATCAACCTCGTTATTCTATTTCGTTTGCCTCTTTTATAAATGTCTCTATCCGCTCCAACTTTTCCCGAATGGAAGCATTGAAGAATCTGCTCTTGTTCTTAATGTCTTTTACTCTATTTATTAAGTCGAGATCGACATTAACGTAGTCTTGGTTGATTTTTATGGCTAGCTCTAGGAAGTGCGCCACTGTGTTCTTTCAAAAATATTCTCTGAATGCGTTATTTGGATTTATTATAAATAATCGCTATTTTTGTTTTGTTGTTATGTAGCAACACACACTAATCTGAACGGCTGGCATGAAACAAAAAGTAATTCATGATAAAGTTGATATTTCTTTAGTCCTTCCGAACGAGGGACAAATAAACGATGTGCCGCAAAATCCGAGACGCATTGATGAAAGGAAATTCAAGAAACTATGCAAATCCATAAAGGCTCTTCCCGAACTAACGGAAGCCCGTGAAATCATCGTTTACCCTCTTAATGGGAATTATATTGCCTTGGGCGGAAACATGCGCCTAAATGCCTATCGTGAATTGAACTGGAAGAAAGTGCCGGTTTGTATCCTCCCGGAAGATATGCCCACGAACAAACTGCGTGAGATAGTGATACAGGACAACAATTCATTCGGTGAAACTGATTGGGATATGATAGCCAATGAATGGGATGTAGAAGAGTTGGACGATTGGGGATTTGACGTGTGGCAGGAGCCGAAGAAAAAAAGCAAAGATCCGAAAAAGGATGAGGAAGAAGAGGATGAAAATGCCGATTACTATGCGATGATGTTGGGCGATCGGATTTATGACAGCAATAATGAATTTGACATACCCAACCTAAAGATTGACGGACAGCCCAAAAGCGGTCTTCTTTTGCCTTTCTCTGGATGGGGAAGTGATAAAAGAGCGAAGAAAGGCATATCCACCTATCATTTTTATGTGGAAGATTATCGGTTTGAAGCGATATGGAAGAATCCTAACGAGGTACTGAATAGCGGATGTACGGATTTGGTAGAGCCCAACTTGTCTCTATTCGATACAACCCCTATCGCCTACGGTTTACAACAAATATATAAAAAGAGGTGGATTGCCAGATATTGGCAGGAATGCGGCGCCAATATTTATGCAGACTTGAATGTTTCAAGAAAATTTCAGAAATACAACCGCCTGGGAATCCCGGACGGATATAACGCATTCTTTGTGCGAGGATATGCCGACAGGGAAGAGTATCTGAAAGAAGAAATCCAAATCGCCCGTGAAATATCAGGGAAAGACATCCCGAATATTATGGTTTACGGCGGAGGTGATAAAATAAAGGAGCTTTGTATACTGAACAATGTGATTTATGTGGAACAATTTATGGCTAACAGAGTAAATAAAGGAGGTAAAAATGGCGAAAACAAGCGGTGGGGTTAGAAGTGATAGTTCATCAAGTAGCAGAGGGAAAACAATAAAACAAAGGGAAGGATTTAAAACATATAATACAAAAGATGGAATTATTGAGGTTCCAGAACTTCATATAGACATTCATGGTAAACCTGTTGGTACTATAGAATGGAAATTATGGGAAAAAAACGACAAAAAAAGACTGTATGGAAAGGTATATTATCCTCATTCAAAGCCTGTTGATATTGGATACTACGACTTAAAAAATAATATATCTTTTTTTTAGTAGTCGTCCCGTTGCTGTTGCAAGGTCAGTAGAAATGGATATTAAGATATATAAAAAAGCAAAGAGATGACAATAAAGAAATAAACTACGGCAAAGATATCTAGAGCCCTCACCGATAGCACAATAACACAATTAATGTCCAACAAGGACATCCCGACCCGTGCTTCTAGATGAATAATTATTGAAAACGGCGAAAAAACGGCGAAAAATGGCAAAATTTGAGAAAGGAAATAAAAAAGGATATAAAACACTTTTTACAAGTGACAATCAGCCTGTAAATCGTGGCAGAAAACCCAAGCTATACACCATCGCTAAAAAGAAATACAACATATCCCACGAGGAATATAAAGATGTTATTGCCTATCTGATGCAATGCACCAAGAAAGAGATAAACAGCATCGCAGAAGATGAAAACACGCCTATTTGGATTGTAAACGTGTGCCGGGCATTATACAAAGATTCCGGACGTGGAGAGGTCAAGACCTTAAACGACATCACAGAACGCATATTTGGAAAGATTCCAAATACAACAGAGATAACCGGTAAGGACGGGAAAGACTTAATCCCCAAAATCGACATTGAGATTATCGACAAAAGGGAGGATGTAGAACATGAAGATACAGACTACTAAAATATTCTCCATTGTTGATAATGCCATTAATCAGTTTGATATTGTAGACGGGCAGAAAAAGCGCAAATATACCACGATATCGGCGCAAGGCTCCAGCCGTTCGAGTAAGACATACAACATTCTTATAAGAGTTATCACCTATTTATTACAGAATCCTGGTTTAAGATTATCTATCGTCAGAAAGACGTTGCCGGCATTAAAGGCGACCGTATTTGTGGATTTCAAGGAGATAATGCGGAACATGGGAATATATGATGAGAAAGGATGTATGAACAAGACAGACTTCATCTATACATTCCCAAACGGTTCATGGATTGATTTTTTCTCTACGGATGATGAGCAGAAGATAAGAGGACGTAAGCGAGATATACTATTTGTGAATGAAGCTAACGAAATATCATTCATTGAATGGCAGCAGCTTAAGATGAGAACGACAAAGTTTGCCATCATTGACTATAATCCATCTTTCTCTGACGACCATTGGCTTTGTGAAATAAATAGAGACCCACGCACCTACCATTTCATCACTACATACAAGGATAACCCATTTCTAGAACAAACAATCATCGATGAAATAGAGAGCTTACAATATAAGAATGAATCCCTATGGAGGGTTTACGGGCTTGGATTGCAATGCCAAGTAGAGGGGCTTGTTTTCCCTAAATACACGTTAGTTGATTCAATACCAGATTATTGCAAGAAGCGCGGATACGCTAACGACTTCGGATATACTCATGACCCTACAGCTATAGTGGATGTTGGTTTGCTTGACAATAAGCTATACATAGATGAAATATGCTATAAGACGCACATGTTAGCCGGCGACATAATAGAAGAGTTCAAAGGCGTGCCGAAGATGAGAGTTATTTCCGAAAGTGCAGATCCTCGACTGATTCAAGAAATATATAATGCTGGAATAAACATCTACCCTGTTGAGAAGTTCAAAGGTAGTGTGATGGCCGGCATTCAAAAAATGCAAGAATACGAGATATGTATTACTCGCAGAAGTTCGAATGTAATAAAGGAGTTTAATAATTATACCTACTTGCAAGACAAGGCTGGAAAATGGCTAAATGAACCGATTGACAAGTTCAACCATGCCATTGACGCAGTAAGATATTGGGTGCTTGCTGAAATATTAGGACATATTTACGACCGGAAAGTATTTTACGACAAAGATGAGTTTGATATTGATATATTATAACTGAAAATCACTATATTTGCATTGTCTTGTGATGTTACAAGGCACCCAAAACAGAACGGCAAGCCATGAATCTATTATCTACTTTTTTCAATTCGGCATCAAACACTATTCAGAATGCTATAGGGATTAATCGGACTGTTGAAGAATTGATCCGGGATAGGGACATTTCAAAGGTCATTTCTTTGTTACAAAACAGGGACGAAGAGGTAAACGAGGCTATTTTAGAGTACAATCCAGATACGCATAAGATTATGCGTAAACAAGACAAAATTAGAATCGGGAGACCTCCTAAAGTCCTCGCAAAACTATCAGCTCCCTATCAGCAAATCATAAATGAAATAGAACTGGCATTCATGTATGGGAACCCTCCGACATGGCAGCAGGATTCAGACGGAGCGGATAGAGCTTTCCAAGTTTATTCCGATGTACTGAAAAACACGCGATGGAACACCACACAGAGGGAGTTTAAGAGATTAGCCGGCGCGGAAACAGAGGCGGCAAAATTGTACTATGTTTACAAAAATGATGCTGGAGAGAAAAAGGTTGGTGTTAAAGTCCTCGCAAAAAGCAAAGGGGATGAATTAAGGCCGCTCTTCGACCAATACGACAACATGCTTTCTTTCGGGCATGGATATTACCTGTTGGAGGGGGTAAAAACGGTTTACCACTTCGATATATACTACCCGACTATTATTTACCGATGCAAAAAAACAAATGGAGCTTGGGAAGTTGTAGCAGAAAAAAACGAGATAGGTAAAATCCCTGTTGTCTATGTCACACAAAACAAGGCTTGGTACGGCATTCAGCCTTTAATAGATAGAATCGAGGCACTCCGTTCCCGCGTATCCGATGTAAACGATTATGTTGCCGACCCGATACTGGTTATGTCTGCTGACGTTGCCGAATCTTTAAAGAGCAAAAAAGACACGGCAGGATTGCCGGACACTGAAAAAGCAGGAGGCGGTAAAGTGGTCGGCGTACCGAGCAAAGACAGCAAATTTGACTATCTTTCCGTAGATACTGCTGTCGATTTGAAAAGAGAGGAGATTAAAGACCTCGAAAAGTGTATCTATATGCTATCTATGACGCCGGACTTATCATTTGACGCACTTGTAGCAGCAGGCGCACCGACAGGCAGGGCGTTAAAAAGGGCTATGGCGTTAGGCTACATGAAGAGGGCGAAGAATATGGAGATATACTACATTGCACATGAGCGAGAAGCAAGCATTATAAAGGCGATTATCGGGAATGTGCTTGACGTATCTTTAAAGTCGGAAGTTGAAAATCTTTCGGTTTCATGCCAGCTTGCCGAACCATTTCAGGACGATGTGAGCGAAAAGATAGCAGACATTATAAATCTTTATAGCTCTGAATTGATAAGCCGGGAAACCGCACTTACGTTAATCGACTATATCAATGCCCCGAGTGTCGAACTTGACAAGATTCTGAAGGAGATAAAGGAAAGGCAGGAACAACAGATTGAGGCGCAAGGCTCCTTATTAGGGGAATTCCAACGGGACCAAGAAAATGAAGAAGAGGAATAATTTATACCGATTTTGGCTTCATGTCCTCTCCGTGTTCAGAAATTCATATCTTGAAGACTATCCAGACGGAAAAACAAAAAGAAGAGAAATAAGAAAGAGAAGATGAAGACAGACGATTTAACACCCGATCAGTTATATAACCTGTTGCTTGAATTGGACGCACAGGCTGCAGCACGTTTGAAGCGTCTTTATTCCGAATTTTCAAAGGAAATAGCGAATATTCCGGGTGTTAAATCGTATCTATTTGGTAAAAAGTTGAAATCTTTCTCTGATATTAACGGAATAAAAGGCATCGACGGGAAAATAGACAAACTTATCGATGAAATATACTCTATTGTCACATCGGCCCAAGAAACGGCATGGAGAATTGGTGAAAAAGTCACGGAAACGCTTGTATTAAGCAAGATTTCTACAGAATTAGCCGATAATTTGCGGAAATCCGGATTGTTTAAGCACCGGAATAAGGCGATGGATGCCTTTAAATTCAATAAAGATAAATTTGACATATCCACAAGGGTATGGAAAGACGGGATAAAGGCACAAATTGAAGAATCCGTACAACTTGCCGTGTCAAACGGAGAATCGGCGCAAAAACTAAGCAAGGATTTAAGGGAATATCTACAAGAACCGAAAAAACTATTCCGCCGAATAAGGGACAAGGAAACCGGAGAATTGAAGCTAAGCAAAGCGGCGAAGCAATATCACCCCGGGCAAGGCGTATATCGGTCTTCCTACATGAACGCAAGAAGACTTGCAGCAACAGAAATAAACAATTCTTACCGGATGGCTGAATGGGAAAGTTATCAAAACAATCCAGTAATTGTAGGCTTTCAAATCAGATTATCGAACAACCACACGCTAAAGAACCCGAAAACAGGAAAGCCGGAGCCATTTATTGATATATGCGACTATGCACAAGGCAGGTACCCAAAAGATTTCGTATGGTACGGATGGCATCCGCATTGCCGATGTATCATGACGCCGATATTCGCTACACAAGAAGACATTGCCGCTATGACGCAAGCGATATTAGACGGCAAAGAACCGACAACGGTAAAACCAAAGATGATAACCGACATACCAGATAAGTTCATCAAATGGTCACAAACTCATAAAAAACAAATATCGGGATGGAGTGCCCTACCCTACTACGTCACAAATAATCCTAAATATGCGGAAAAGTATTTCATTTATCCAAAGGTGTTCAAAGATTTGTAATTTTTATTTGGATTAAATAAAAATAATGTGTACATTTGCAATACTATCAGGTGTATGATGATGTACACTGCCCATTAAAATAACGGAATTACTAACAGAAAAGGCAAGCGCCTGATAGTTGTATTTATACTATCGGACGTTTGCCTTTTTTTATTCATCACGAATGAAAACAAAAATCCTATCTAAGCTAAAAACTAAGTATTCAAATTTAGGGTTTGGCGAAAAGGCTTTTGACGGAGTGGCCGATTACTTATCTAAAACCGTCACAGAAGAATCACAAATCGAGGCGGCAATCGCGGGGGTTGAACCCCTGTTGAAAGCATTTCAGGGCGATGTAGACAAGATAAGGACGGAGAAATCCGAACTCCAAAAGCAGTACGACGAACTGAAAGCCAAGCAGGACAAAGGGGGCGATCCTGAAAAGAAAGAAGAACCCAAACCGGACGATATGAAAGCCATGATTGCGGCGGCAGTTGCCGAAGCGGTCAAACCTTTTCAAGAGAAAATCCAATCTTACGAAAAAGACAAGGCAGATACCGACCGGAACACTTTTATCTCTTCCGAAGCCAAAAGGCTGGGTATCGACGAATCAGACTTGAAGTATCTCAACGTGCCGGCAGAACTTGATAACGCTGGGATTACGTCACATCTAACCGCATATAAACAGCACATGGTAGACAAAGGCATTCCGGAAAGAGGTGGTTTTCCGCAAAACAAAGGCGAAATCACTCAAGAGCAAGCCAAGGAAATTGCGGATAGTTTATTAATCTAAAATCAGAAGGATATGACAGTAGTAAATTTAGTGAATGAGCCACAAGGAGTCATTACCGGTAACGACAATATCGTTATCGTGAATTACTTTGACGGCATCCGTGGCGGTCGCTCGCTTGACTTGACAGGATACACGGAGAAATTTGTAAAAGCCGGACACATTCTTATTGAAACGTCAGACGGCAAGATTCAGCCTCTGCCTGTCAGCGAGGAAGCATATACCCCACTTGGCAATGAATCAGCGTCGAAGTATTATGGGGTTCTCGTAGCAACCATCCCGGCAAGCAAACCGTTTGCCGCTATCATGACGCGAGGCACCATCAACCCAAAAGCAGCACCATACACCATGAGTGCCGAGCTTATCGCCGCATTGAAGACCGCATTACCGTTAATCGATTATCAGGAGGACTAAGACATGGAAAAATCACTTTACTTTGATTTGATTCAGAAAAACTTCCCGAAGCTGATTTTGGCTATTGTGGAAAAACTGAACGACAAGAATCAGACGCAGCTGTCTTATATGTTCAAGCAGTTGCTTAAAACGGATTATTCCGTAGATGGCCGTTGGGCATCCCTTACGGGACAATATACGCGGGTTGCCGCCGATGTGGTTGCAATGGATTCACCGCTTCCGTTGAAAAAGCGTGATTCGTTGGAGAAAGCAAGCGGAGAACTTCCAAAGATGGGCATGGAATTGTTCCTTAACGAAAAGCAGATGACGGACATTGATACGTTACTCGCACAGGGATTTGATGAAAAAACCATCATCGCCAAAATCTTCGAGGACACTCCGCGCGTGATTGCCGGTATCTGGGAGCGTATCGAATTGATGTTCTTGCAAGGCCTGTCTACCGGTGTGGCATTGGCAGATACCGACAATATAGGCACCGGTGTACGTGTGGATTACGGATATCTTACCGAAAATAAATTCGGCGTTAAGGTCGTTTGGGAAGGAAACACATCAACTTCAAAGCCGATTGATGATATCCGGAAAGTTCTTAAAAAAGCTGAACAAGACGGCAATGTTATCATCGGAGCTTATGCTGACCAAGCATGGTTTGACAACTTCAACGCATCCGACCAGGTACGCCAGCAGTTCGCATTTTTGCAGGGTTTCGTCGGTACCAATATCCCTGTACTTGACAACACCCAGGCAAACAGGGTAATGTCAAGTAAGTTTAATTTCACTGTTACTAAAGTTGACAGGACTATCAAGACGGAGAAAAACGGGACACAGACAAACAATACACCATGGAAGAAAGGGATGATTGTATTTGTTTGTGATCGTCAGTTAGGCTCCTTGGTGTGGTCGCGTCTCGCAGAAATGAATCACCCTGTACAGGGAGTAAACTATCAGACGGTAGACCAGTATTTGCTCGTTTCCAAATACCGGGAAAATCGTCCTTCTCTCCGCGAATACACCACTTCACAGGCTCGTGTCGTTCCTGTAATCGCGAACGTTGATAGAATTTATACTATGGACACCACAACCGTACAGGCATGAAAGTAAAGATTTTATCGGATTTCAGAGACAAATATGACTATTCCCGGTTATATAAAGCCGGGGATGTCATTACGCTCAATGAAGAGCGTGGGAATGAACTTATTGCACTTGGTTTGGTTGAGCCTTTTAATAAGAAAGAGGATACAACCGAAGAAGAGAAAGAGGATACAACCGAAGAAGAGAAAGAGGATACAACCGAAGAAGAGAAAGAGGATACAACCGGGAAGGGAAGAAAAACCAAGGATGCTTAAAATTGATGTAATATGACCTACAAGGAATACATAACTGCTACATTATCCAAGTTCTATATATCTCCGGAAGAGATTGATGTGATAATGTTGAATCAGAATATTACGCCGGATGAAGATGTAGACCCCAAGATTGCCAAAATGGCGATGTACAAGGAGTTTTCACAAATCATTCCGGTAGCGAATATGAGCGAGGGGGGAGCATCCACATCATGGAACATGGAGAGTGTTTTGTTATGGTATTCCTTGTTAGCGTCTGAACTCGGAGAACCGGACATGACAAAGGAAAATAACACAATTAAGGACTATTCAGCGTATTATTGATGTACAATTATCCGGACAAAATAGAGTTATCAACGTCAAGCTCAGGAGGAGGAACACCTGGTTCGATTGACTATGATGGGAACGGAGACCCGATATTCGGAGGTGGAGACAGTGGAGGAGGAGAAGACGGTGGAGGGTTTGAGTTTTTGTCCGATTGCCGCATTGAGGAGAACAACTCATATTCGCTTAGCGGGACTTATATCTATTCTTTCAACGTCTACCTGCCTAAATCTTTTGATGCTAGAAAGCTGCCTAAAAAAGGGGCAACAATAAGATTGACAAAGAAAGATAAGACCGTGAACGAAGTTGAGGCTACGGTAGTCGATAGCCGATCGACAAAATTTAACTACGTGATAAAGACATGAAAAGCGGATTATCATATAGTAAAAACGAGTTTAATCAAGTTCTTGGCATACTTGATGAATCAATTGGCCGTGTGGAAGAGGCAATAAAATTCACATTGAAAACCGTTGTCGGGGGAAAGGCTGTAGCTCATGCGAAATCATACGGAAATTTCACAGACCGGACAGGTAATTTGCGCAGTTCAATCGGTTATGTGCTGGCAAAAGACGGTGATATTATTGATGTAGGAGGATTTGAATCTATTTCAGGTCCGGAGGGAAACAATGGAGAAGGTATAAGTGAGGGGAAAAAATACGCGGAAGAGCTTGGAAAGTCTTCCGGCTCAGGATACACACTTATCATCGTTGCCGGAATGAATTACGCAGAGTATGTCGAAGCAAAGGGATATAATGTCTTGACTGAAACCGAATCGTATTTAGTAAGCCAGATAAATGACGTTATCGACAGGATATTAAAACAAGCAGGATTCAAGAAATGAAAAAGAGCGAGTTGGAAACGGAAGTATATAATCTTCTGAAAAACTCTAATTTAAGAGTTTTTAAGGAAGATACACGCGACCCTAATTATAGGGGAGAATACATCGAAATCCTTCCGCTTGAATTTGGCGAAGAAAGATTGTTCAATTCTTCTATCGTAAACGTCAATATCCATATCCCCGATGTACAAGGCATAAAGAACTCCAAACGGCTTGATAGTGCTTACAACGAGATAAGGCCGATATTCCGAAGAAATAAAGACGCGACAGGTCAGTATTACACGAATTACAGTGGATTCCAGTTTTCCATTGTGTCAAGCAAGGATTACAAGGAAGACAACGGTACGCATTTCAGAAATTTAAGAGTAAAAGTAACTTATTTAAATCTATAATTATGGCAGATAGAGTTGTATATGGCATTAAAAGCCTAAAGTTTATGCCGGCAGTTACAACCGGAGAAAATGCCGGTTCTTTTCCGGACTTTTCCGAGTCATTAGCATCGTTATATGACATGAAAATGATTGTTCCCGATTCATTCAACATGAATCAGGAAGATCCGGAAAAATTGGATGTTGAATGGGAAGAGGTGGAAGACATTGCTATGAGCATACAAACGCGAAAAGGCACACGCTCATTTACGGTGTCTACAAATGATATGTCGGAAGAGGCATTTAAATATTTCCTTGGGTGGCAAAAGCCGACAGAAGGAAATGACCCGAACAAAGACTGGGAAGTTGAGCCGGTTTCTTTCATGTTACCTCCGCAGGCTGTGGAATTGGAAACCATGCCAGCCGATAAATATCCAGGTATTATCCGGCAGTGGGCAAAAGTTGAAGTCGTTGTAAAAGAAACCGGTGTTGTGGGAAAATCCGGGTTGTCTAACCTCGAATTGACCTGTACCATCATGGCGAATTTCAATAAAGACAACAAGCAGATTCCGGGTTCGAGAAGAAAACAGGTGGTTTCCGCCTAATTACTAATGAGGGGGAAATAAATCCCCCTCTAATTTTATAGACATGGAAACATTAGAGCAACAAGTAGCAAAAGAAATAAATGAAAAGGACACGGTAATACATATTGGAGGCGAGGAACTGAAAGTAAAACCGCTCACACTCGGTCAGATTATTGATATATCAGCGGAGATAGCAGAGCTAAAAGGCATTTCGGAGGAAGACCAAGGGAAGGACGTGCTGACGGTAATGTTAGACCACCTTGACGATCTCGAAGTGCAATTGAACATCGCCCTTATCGTATTATATAGAAATGAAGAGGACAGGATAGAGAACAAGAAGTTTATCCGTAACAATCTCGATGAAAAGGCAATGACCGAATTGCAGGAGTTGTATGTAGAACGCCTGAACTCTCCTTTTTTTTTGACCAATATAATTTTCCTTCAAGGTTTGAATCTGACGAAGAAGACAAAAACGACAGTCCTTGGGCAATAATATTCGGCGCCATGAAAGGCCTAGGGTTAAGCTATCATGAAGTGTTGCATGAAATAAGCTGGCTAAATATCCAAATGTTATTAAAGTGCCAACCCTCCTACTCCACCGATAAAGACAAACCGAAACAAGTACACGCAAGTCAAATATTTTAAATTATGGCAGACGGACAAATGAATATACGTGTCAATGTTGATTTGAACGACATGAGGCGCAAGGCGGAAGAATACCGGAAAGAAGTAACAAAGATGGGTGTGATAACCGATGAATCCGGAAATGTTATCAGCACGGCATGGATGCGAATGAAACAAGCTGCTACGGCATATCTTGGAATGGACATAGTAAAAAGAATAGCTATGACGCGTGGCGAGTTTCAGCAATTGGAAGTTGCATTTAAAACTCTTTTAGGAGCAGAAGAACCCGCCCTAAACCTTATGAATCAATTAGTCGAAACAGCCGCTACAACACCTTTTGATTTAAAAGGAGTAGCAGGCGGTGCAAGGCAGTTGCTTGCATACGGATTTGCTGCTGATGAAATAAACGATACTCTTATAAGATTAGGAAATGTAGCTGCCGGTCTTGGATTGCCGCTTGAACGTTTAACATACCTATATGGAACAACGGCTGTACAAGGTCGATTGTATGCAAGAGATATGTTACAATTCCATTCGTCTGGTATACCTGTCCTTCAAGAGCTTTCCAAGATGTATGGAAAGACTACAAGCGAAATAAATGACATGGTGACGGCCGGAAAAATTGGGTTTGATGACATTAAAAAAGTATTTGAGGGAATGACAAACGAGGGGGGTAAATTCTATGCCTTGATGGAGGGTCAATCAAAAACAATCATAGGTCAAATATCAAATCTTGGTGATGCGATAGATATGATGTTTAACGAAATCGGACAGGCGAATGAAGGTATTATTTCCGATGCAATTTCTGGAGCTTCATATCTTGTTAAAAATTACGAAAAAGTATTAAGTATATTAAAGGTACTTGTTGCTACCTACGGAACATACAAAGCCTCATTGATAGCCGTAGCTGCTGCGCAACGTGTATCCGTTACGATTCAAAATATCTCTGCATGGATTTCCCTTGCTAAAGCGATCCGGACGGCAAAAGATGCCCAGATTGCTTTCAATCTTGCTACAAAGGCAAATCCTTACGTTTTATTGGCTACAGTCCTAATTGGTGTTGGTACAGCCTTATATCAGTTCACAAAGAAAACAGATGCTGCAACTGATGCTCTAAAGAAATTCAATGAAGAAAGTAAAAAAAATGCAGATGATACAGCTACATTTATAACTATTACAAGGGACGAGAACCAATCCATTGCTGCGCGACAACTTGCATTAGATAGTTTAAGAAAAATGTATCCAGGTTATTTTGATAACATGAATTTGGAGGCTTTAAAGGTGATAAATCTGACAGAATTAAATAATCAACTTGCAAAAGCGACCAGAGAACGATCAAAAGCACAAGCTGAAGAAAGTATAAAAGAAACAGAAAAAAGTATTAATTCAATTAAACAGCAAATTGACTTTCTAAATAAAAATGCCGTACAGGGGCGTGGTGAAAGATTAATCAGAGCCAATAAGCAACTTCAAGAATTACAAGACAAGTTGGCCGGACAGCATTCTATATTGAATAAAGTAAATTCTGATATAAAAGCCCAGGAAGACGCCGAACGCCGGGCAAAAGAAGAAGCGGAAGCACATGCAAAATCTGTAGAAAAAACCGTAAAATGGTATGAAGAACAAATAAAAACCCTCAAGGAAGCTCAGGAAACATCAACAACAAATAAACAATTCAATGACTATCAAAGACAGATAGACCAGCTTACAAAAGAAAAAGAAACTATAACCGGAGCTTCTAAAGCTACCCAAAAAGCAGAGGAAGAAAGAATCAAAACAATCAAGCAAATTGATGAAGAACTTCTCTTTCTCCGTAAGCAAAACCAGCAAGCCCAAATCGACCTTATGCAGGAAGGTACAGAAAAAGAACTTGCACAAATCCGGTTAGACTATCAGGAAAAGATTGCTGAAATTAAAAAACTTGCTGACGATTGGGCGGCAAAACAAGGCGGAACACTCACGATTGAGCAAACAGTGCAAATTTCTACGTCTTATTCTACTGTAAAACAAAAAAGAGAACAAGACGAATCTGATGTGTACAAAAAACAGACCGATGAATTAAACGAACTTTTAAAACAATATCAGTCATACCAGCAACAACACCTTGATATAGAAAGAAAATATAATAAAGATATTGAAAAGCTACAAGAAGAACTTGCAAAAACAACAGAAGAAAGCGAAAGAAACAGGCTTGAAGAATCCATCCGGGTAGCAAAAGAAAAAAAGAAAACCGAATTATCCGGACTTGACCTTGAACAATTTCAAAAAGAAATCGACTGGTCATCCGTATTCGGTAATCTTGACAAATTATCTACTGATGCTTTAAAAAAACTCCGGGACAAAATAAAGGAATACCTTTCTACGGTAGATGATTCTATTAGTAAAGAAGATTTTAAAACTGTTGTTGATGCCTTTGAAAACCTTGACGCAACTATTACAAACAGAGAGCCCCTTGAAGAATTAGTAAGCGGATATAGAGATTACAGAAAAGCAGTAGAGGAGGTTACAAAGGCAAAAAAAGAGATGGATAAAGCTGACAATCCAGAGGCAAAAGAAAGAGCTGTAAAAAATCTTTCCGCTGCTGAGAAGAAAAGAGCTGAATCCATTAATAAAATGACACAATCCGTTAATGCAATAGGACAACAGGGTCAGCAAGTAATTTCTGCTGGGAATGATCTAGTTGATATGCTTACCAATCTTGGTATTAAAGTTCCCGAATCTATATCCAGAACATTAAGTGGATTAGGGCAGGTCATGGACGGATTGGCAGAGATAGATTTGACAAAGCCAATGAGTGCTGTAACGGGTGTAATTCATGTATTGGCAGGCGTTACAAAAACAATTGGTAGTATATTCGGCTTAGGATCAGATAATGGAGTAGCACAATATAAGGCGCTAAGAGAACAACTAGAGGCTATAAATGATCTATACAAAAAAATCATTGATAAATCAAAGGAAAAAATTGTATTTGGAGGTGGATTTGCATCGGTAGAGGCAGCGAAAGAAGCTAACGAAGCGCTAGAAAAGCAAATAGAAAATTATAGAAGATTAGCGGAAGTAGGAGGTAAAGCAGGATCAAGTGCAGGCTCACATAGTTATGCTTACCGGACCAACGAAAGGCTTAAGAAATCATGGAATGATATTTCAAGGTCTATAGGACAAAATATTTCCAGTGTACAACAAATGTATGAATTATCCGGGGAACAGTTAGAGATTATACGAAGAGATTTCCCCGAAGCGTGGAGTAAAATACCTTCTGAAATAACTGAAAATTTAGATGCAATCATTGACTGCAACGATGAAGCCAAGGAACTTGCGAATACATTGCAAGAAGCACTAACTGGCATATCCTTCGATAGTTTTTATAATGGATTTATTGATTCACTTTCGGATATGGATGCTTCCTTTGAAGATATGTGTGATGACTTTGAAGGATATTTGCGAAAATCGATTATAGCCGGTCTAATCGCAAGTCAGTACAAGGGAAGAATAGAAAATCTGTATAAAAGTTGGACAGAAGCAGCAGAAAGCGAAAATAAGATTACTGCAAAAGAGGCAGAAAAATTGAGGGATGATTATCAAGATATAATCCAAGATATGATTAAAGACCGGGATAATTTGGCTAAAACTTTTAATTGGGAAAGTTCTCCGGAAGAATTAAAACGCCAAACCGGCACCATATCCGAAACAATTACGGAGAAAACTGCAAATGAATCAATGGGAATATGGAGAGGTTCCTACGATACATTAAAGGCTATCAGCCAGCAGACAACGATATTTCATGAAACATACAAGTCTACAATGGCCACATGTAACTCCATACTGAATACGATAGCGAGGAATACCGGAGAAACGGCGAATAATACTTCCGTCTTGTCTGATATGCACAACACATTGAAAAACATGGACGGAAGACTACGAACAATTGAAAGTGAATCAAGTAAAAGATACGCAAGATGACGGATTTTTATTTTGAATAATTCTAAATAATAATTATATTTGCATCAGTATGTGATGACACATACCACCCAACACCGGACGGCATGGCAGAATATTATATTAATAATACTCCTATTTCCCAATTCGGGATAATTCCAACAAAATCAAATGGCAATATTGCCATTTCTGGATGCTTCAATCTTCCGAAAAGAAAAGGGACTACTTACTACGATTGGGTTACAGACAACAGCGTGGAGCCTTATGTGGAGAGTGAAGATATGGATTTTGACAGCCGGGATATTTCAATAACAGGAAATATCGTGTCTGATTCTGACTCTTCTCTTCCTTTAATAAATGATTTCATGAACGAGTTGCCGGAGTTATTTACGTTGTCATGCAAATGGGGAAGCTGGAGTGTAAAATGCAAAAGTACGACCATCGAAACCTTTACAAAATCGGCTTGCAAAATAACGATTAAATTCATAGAACCTCTTGTTAATTTATCTGGGACACTCCCCTCTCCCACCGAAAACGGGGAGATTGACGGATACAAATGGACTTCTTTCGGATTATATCTGAAAGAAATATCAAACTATCAGGGAATCGGTGCGCCAAAATCGTTGAGCACAACCCAAAATCCGTCTTATTCACTTTATTCAAAAGGAGGGCAAGAGAAGACGGAGATAACCGTTTCCGGTATGATAATAGCTGAAAATACAGAGCAATTCAAGGAGAGAATCAAATCATTATATGCCCTATTTGGGAAAGCCGGAATAAGAACTATCAATTACAGAGAAAGAGAGATTAAATGTTTTTGCACGAATGGATTTTCTGTACAAAACGTTTTTTCTATCGGGAAAGTATACGCTGATTTCAGTTGCAAATTAATCGTAATATCGAATGAAAGGATATAGCATATATAGAGATAATACCGTTATTTACGAATTTGTCGTTGATGATACCATCTCGAAGTCATTAAGCGGAAATAAATATGTTTCGTTCACTATTTCGTCAAAGAATGATCTTGACTTAAAGATAGGCGACTATGTTTTAGTCGGGAATGAAAAGTACGAGATTTTCGAGCCTATTGATATAGAGGAAAGTAACGGAGTGTTTACCTATCCGCTTACGTTCTATTTTCAAGGATATAAGCTGAACAATTCCATCATAACGGACGAAGGAGCGACAACATTTGCCTACCATGGAGAGGTCAGCGACTTCATGACATTGCTGATTGATTCCTTGAACGAGGACTATCCGGAATTTACCCTTGGAACCATTCAGAACGGAAGTATCCTTGATTTGAGTTTTGATAATAGTAATTGTATGGCCGCGCTTCAAACGGTATGCGAGAATGCCAAAATGGAGTGGGATATTACGGGCACTATCATAACCGTAAAGAGCAGAATCGGGGAAGAGACTGACCATGTATTTGAATATGGGAGGAACAAAGGTAGCTATTCAGTAAAACTCGCAAAGGTCGCAAACGCTTCCATTACCACACGAATGATAGGTAAAGGAGGTACATTAAATCTGCCTGCCGACTATGTTTCTCCGGATAGCCCCAAGCGGTTGAATCTGGGCAACGAAGTTCTTGAAAAGAATGTAAACAAATACGGCAAAATTACGGGTGTATATATTAATGAAAACATCTATCCACGCCTGATTAACAAGACGGTGTTAGGTGTAACGATACCGGATAATATTGAAGAAGCCGGAAGCTGGAAGATAAAACTCGATATTCCTTTCAACTTATCTGATTATTATGCAGACAACGAGGTTCCGGTTGTAAAATTTCAGACAGGAGATTTAACCGGGTTGGACTTTGAGATAGTGAAAAACAGCTGGAACAATACCGACAAGACGCTTTCAATTATCGTAAAAGAGGAAGAAGACGGGTATTATCTTCCGAATGCAAACAGACAGCCACGTGTCGGAGACGTGTTTGTCCTCCTTAACATCAATATGCCGCAATCTTACATAGATGAAGCAACACAGGAATTGAGGGAGGCAACACAAAATGAGCTGAACAAAAAGTGTGAACCGCAATACGCCCCGTCTCTATCAGTTCAAAAACACTATATCAAGAAGAAAGGAATATTACTGAATATCGGTGATGGAATTACCGTAAAAATAGGCGGCCGGAATATCACGACAAGAATTATCGGTACTACTGAAACAAGCGATGATATAAGGGTTGAATTGGGCGACCAGATGCTTTATACCTACGACACTAAGGTAAATAATACAATAGAGCAGATACAATTCACCTTAAAGCAGCTTATCAATATAGATGATATAAAAAGGCTCTTCTATAACCTTATCAATGCGTGGTATCCGAAGTGGTTCAATCAAAAATTACATAAAGACGCGGACGTTGAATTTAATTCTGTAAAAGCGGCTGAATTAGTCCAATCCGACAATTTCTCATCCAAGAATTTCACCTCCGGAGCGCTTGGTAGCGGACACAGAATAAAAGACGGGAATGCTGAGTTTCAGAATCTGACGGTAAGGGGGCAGTTCAGTGTGTTTGAGTTTCTGATACAGCAGGTAAAGGCAATCGGCGGGAAGTTCTGTGTCTCTCCGGCAGCTATAAAGACGGTAAGTGTAGAGGAGACAGAGAATGGGTACAAGTGCTTTTTCAATACTGACAGTGGGACGATAATGAATCCTTTCGTAGTGGGCGACCAAGCTTTTCACCAAGTTTTTGACGGGCAGAAAATGAAAAGGTATTGGCGTCTTGTCACGGAGGTAGGCGCGGATTACTTTGTCTTGTCAAAAACGGATTGTGAGGCGAATAGCGGCATTCCGGAGGCTGATGAAGAAATAGTATTATTAGGAAACCGGACAGACATAAACCGCCAATCCGCGATAATGATTTCGGCGTATGACAACAATTCGCCTTACATTGCTTTCTATGCTGGGATAAACTCCTATTCTTTTGAAGGGAAAGAACCGATGCGGACGGGTAATTTGAATGGCATAGTGGATGAAGATTTCGGGCAGTTGACAGGATTCGGATTGTATTGTCAGAACGTTTACATGAAAGGGGTGTTCAGACTGATGTCCGGCAAAACGGTGGAAGAGTCCATCGGAGACGTGCAGAGTAATCTGGACAACCTACAGGTAGGAGAAACCAACCTTCTTGACAATAGTAACAAGGGATGGAAGAATACTGGCTATCCAATAGCGACAATTTACTTAGGAGACTATAAACCCAAACAAGGAGAAGAATGTACAATTGTTATTAAAGGCAAATTAGGGGTTGATAAATCATATTTCGGTGTCTATAATTCAGGCGGCTCGGTTGTATTAACTGAATTATTCCGAAATATGTTTAATGCAGATAATATTGCAACAAGAACCTTTAAATGGAAATTAGAACAATCATCGGTCGTTGCTGATAATAAATTCATTAATATATATCCAATACCTAATAGTGTATCCGTTGAATCTGAAATAGAGTGGGTAAAACTAGTATTAGGCAATAAAACTTCGCTATTGTGGACCCCCTCTATCAATGATCAGAGGCAGATTGCAATAGATGAAGCGGGAAAGGCTGTTGATGGGATACAGGTAGGAGGAGTAAATATATTAATCGGTAGTACAACCGGAACTGGGTGGACAGGATATACGGAACATAAAGATACAGAGTTTTCAATAAAGGACGCCTCTACGATAGAAAGTTATATCCGTAGTGCGATGATAAGAATACCTGGGAATAAAGAAATTGTTGTTTCTTTTTACGCAAAACATACAGGCCATCAAAATTATTTTGATTTTTATATTCTTCCTGCTTCTTATCCTGAAATTGATGCATTATTAACTAGTTCATATCAGTCAGGCACGGATTGGACATACAATGAATTTAAATTTACTACACCTTCGGGCTGGGGAGAAGGGACACTAGTTTATTTAAGGATTGATCACAATGGTATGTCGGATGGTTCCGAATTTATTATCTCTGTAAAAGATGTACAAATTGAATATGGAAACAAAGCGACAACTTATTCTGTCCCTGAATCTGATAGAAAGGAAATAGCAAAACAGCAAGGGCTAGAAGGCGGACAGGAAGCAGTAAATGGATTACAGATCGGTTCCCAGAACCTTATATCCAAAAAAATGATGTTGAAGTGGAATGAGAAGAACAAGGATATTGCGGTCTGGGGACAAGATGAAGACGGAATATATTTGGATGTAACACCGAAATTGTTGTTTAACAATATTACAACAATTTCGGTGTTACATCCTGTTTTTGACATTACTTTCAAGCCTAAATCCCAATATGTGTTTTCCATTGAATGGAAGCACAAAAGTCCTAATCCGGATAATACTGGATTAGCATTTTACATCGAATATGACGATGGAACACGAAGTAATGTATTTCTTACAAAAGATATAAAGACTAAAACAATAACAAATGTAATATCTTCGGCAGGTAAAACTATAAGCAAAATATATAGTGGATATGGTAATGGTGATATTAATGCGTTAATCTACAATATCTCCCTAATCGAAGGCAATAAACCCCTGCAAGGCTTTCCAGTAGCAGAAGAAGATCAGACCGGAGCAAATAATGTGAATCTGGCGGATGGGACGAAGGAATTTACGATAGGCGTAGGATCTACGAATTATACCTATAAGGAATTATATGTATCTAAAATAAAGCCTAACACGGTATATTACGTAAATGCAGGTAATATTCAGAATTTAGTAGGTAACCCTGATAGATATTCTTTTGTACTTTATAATAAAGATGTAAGTACTGTGCTATGTCCAACATTAAATGCAGATAAGAATGGAGGTTTTTTAATCACATACAATAATTTCACTGAACAAGAAGGACGTTTATTGTGTTATGCAGGTATAGCTGGCTCCACTCTTGGTAACTCTGTAAAATTTACCGAAGTAATGCTAGTCGAAGGCTTTCTTCCCGCCCCTGTTTGGACTCCTTCTTTCTCCGAGCAGCAAGCAGAAATAAAAACGATAACGGAAACCCTGACCGAAATTAAAGCCGAAAACGGAGAAATAAGTTTAAGGGTTAACGAAGTTTCTGAGAGAGTGGAAGAGGCTAAACAAGAGGCAATTGATGAAGCAAAAGAATACACAACTATTCAAACATATCGTGAAACAGATATCGACTTAAGGGCTGAAAAGTGGGATCAGGACACATATTATCCGGTAACTATTAAACTAACAGATTCTGAGACAAGGATAGAAATTGTTACGATATGGGCTGCTTCAAAACCAGAATGGTCAACACATGTATCCGGTTTTTCAATGAACTGTGTATGGCGTAGTAACGGGAGTAGATGGGGGGCATTTACTGTTAAAAGAACAATTGAGGTTTTCGAATATAGATTTACCAAGGAAATACCCGATACTACCCCAGTGCAATATATACTCCCTGCCGGCAGTATTGGGCAACTAACTAGTAGTAGCGAAGAACTTATTTATCTTCGTGGAGGTGGTAGGTACCTATTTAAAATCGGGAACAATTGTGTAGCAGTAGTACACGATAGTCGTTATACGGCTCCAGATGGGACAGCTGTTGCTCCTGTTACTTCGGTAATCAGGCCTGTTCTTACGAATGTAATGAAGACGGAATTTGATTCTCAGATAACACAATTAAAGAATAGTATTAATCTAAGGGTAACCAAAACGGATTATGACAAGAATAATCAGGTCCTGAATCAATCTATAGGAAACCTGCAAACGTCCTATAACTCCATATCCGGTACGGTAAGCAGTCTTAACACGAGATTACAGACGGTTGAGAAGGCTGGATATATTACTACTTCGCAAGGAAATACACTTTATGCAAGTAAGAAGCTGGAGAACGGGAATGAGCTGATTTCCTATATTAATCAGGATGCAACAAACACAACCATCAAAGCCAAAAATATTAATCTGAATGGAGCTATCAGTGCAAACGGGAATATTCGGATTACAACAGATGGGAAACTTATTGCAGTTAACGGACAGTTTACAGGAAAAATTACAGCGACAGAAGGAGAAATTGCCGGACTGAAATTAAGCAATAATGGATTGAGATCATCTGATTTCAATGCGAGTTCAAAAATAGGCTCTTGTTATGCTAAAAATGGTTTTTCTGTATATGCATCAGGATCCGGCGTACTTGCCCCTTCAACAGGTATGTTACAAGCCGGAATAATAACAGCAACAGGAACTCAAGCAAGTATAACCGGATTAGAGATAATAGCCAAAAATACTTCCGGTAATGCAACACTATCAGAAATAACAGCATTAAAATTAAGGGCCATAGACTATGTTGATGATAGTATAAAGATGGCTCCAACTGCGGCTTTAATAGTTGAAGAGGGAGTATCGATATTTAGAGATGCTGTTGAAATTGCTGGAAAGTCTACATTTAACGGTGCTGTATATTTTAAAAATGTTCAAAATGTTAATGGTAAAAAGAATTATTACTTATGCATAGATAGATCAACAGGACAATTGTATTACAGATAAATTATAAAAACATGGAAATTAATTATTCTATTACAGCCAAAGCTGAAGAAACGGTACAAGGTATCAATGTTTCTTTAGGAGCAGAATTTACTAAAGAAAGGGAGCCCGAAATTGTTTCAGCTACACTACAAGGGTATGTACAAAAAAATGCTAATCGGAGGTATATGAACGTAACCATCAATTACAATACGAAGGAACAGGATTTTGAGAATATTAACGGATCTAATATCGATACCAGTTTTCTGACATTGGTAATGCCACTGATTACCGAATTTCGCGAAGAAATTACTCAAACACACACTTTTAACCAATAACACCTAAAATGAAATATAGTTTTGACGTAAAAGATGTAGTTGCAGTTGATTTATTAGGTAATAATTATATCCAATTGCTGGAAGAGAATCAAAATAAAGGCATTCATCAACTTGTCGGAAATGCCGTGTATGTGTGCACAAACACAATTGAAATGCATGAAATTGCCAAAAAGATATTCAACGGGGAGCCGGTGGATATGAATGAAAATGAAACAGAATTATTTAAAGCTGCAATAATGGGAGCTAGTTGGCATATTTTTATTAAAAATGCAATAATATCTGCTATTAAAAGTAAGTAAAAAAGAGGCCGCCCGCGCGACCTCAATACTATTCCCAAGCAACCCCAAGTCAATCTTATGTTGCAAATTTACAAAGTTTTTTTGAGAATACAAAAGAATAATTTAGAAATATAAAACAATATGAACAAAGAGGAATGGAGAAGGTTAATAACCGAAACGCTGAAAGAAACAGGCTTGTACTCTGACAATGCAAGAGATCTTATCATGGGGACGTTTGCTCAGGAAAGCAATTTTAAGTACACCCGGCAAATTGGCGGTGGTCCGGCTTTAGGATATGGGCAGATGGAGCCGGCAACCTTCAATGATATTGTGGTTAATTTTCTCCGGCATAAACCGGAACTAATGGGGAAAGTAATGAAAGCATCCAGTGTTGTAACTTTGGAACCTGAAATGCTTGTAGATAACAAAAAGCTGATGATCTGTATGACCCGCATACATTATTTGCGTGTAAAGGAGGCATTACCTTCGAATAAGGATGTTTGGGCGATGGGTGAATACTGGAAACAATATTACAATACGCCATTAGGCAGAGGGACCGTAAAGGAGTTTGTCGAGAACTATAAAAAATATTGTTTATAACAATGTTTCGGGAGGGGATAGAAGTACCACATTTAAATTAAGATTATGAGTGAAAGAAACACAATTTCGGCAATGGTATCAGTATTCATGAGTGGTTTTATGGATTTTATCGAACCTTTAAAATGGTTCATGTTGCTTGCACTGATATTAATTATCGTAGACCTGAGGTTTGGGATAGCGGCATCCAAGAAAAGGGGTGAAAGAATCCGGTTTTCACGGGCTGGGAGAAGGACTATCAACAAAATGGTAGATTACTTATGCTGGATTCTTCTTGCCGGAGCTATAGGGAAGACATTTGGAGAACCTTTTGACATTCCGCTGCTTCCTTCTATTGTCCTGTTGGTCATATACGGGTTTGAGATAAATTCCTGTTATGGGAATTACTTTGAAGCTCACGGTCGGCATGTAAAGGTCGATATTTTTAAATTTTTCAGGCGGAAGTCTGATATTATTGACATAGAAGAAAAAACAGAAAAATGAGGATAATAATTATACTGATAGCCCTTTCTATATTCTCCTGCCGGAGTATTCAGTACGTGCCGGTAGAGACAGTAAAGACAGAGAAAGAATACATTGACAAGATAAAGCGGGATAGTATCTATGTACGCGACAGTGTATTTGTTCTTGTTAAAGGCGATACAGTTTTCAGGGACAAATATCATATTGTGTATCGTGATAGGCTTATGCATGATACGGTAAATATAAGCAAAACAGATAGCATCGCGGTCCCCTATCCGGTTGAAGTTGTAAAAAACAAAGTACCAAGCATTATGTGGTGGCTTATCATTTTACTGGCAGCATTCAGTATACCGTCAGTATTAAAGATTATCCGGTTTATCCGGGGCAAAATATAAAAAGAAGCCCCACTTCAAAAATATAGCGTACCACCACTACATCCTGTCTGTAAGACTTCTTTCGGGGAGTTTTACGGACAGGATTTTTATTGGTTGCACTTTTTGAGAAAAATTTATGAAAAAATTACAAAGACCGAGTACGATGGTGCGTAACAAACAAGTTATCAGCATATATGAAGAATTAAAAAACTCAGAAAAATATTCAGATTTTTTCCATTTGCTTCCACGTTCTTTCATATATGATAAAATAAAGGAACAGACCGGGCTGTGTCACAAGACAATTGCTGACATACTAAATCACCGCGAAAAAGAAGAGTGAATATATATTCAAGACATGATACTGAAATAAAATAGTCTATTTTAGGATTTGGGTTAATCCATTGAGAATCAGGTTGCGGATTTTGCCGGAGCGATACGAAATCTTCCTTCTCAATAAAATCTCTTCTTAATGCCTCAACTGCGTCGGATTTCTTTGTGTAAACCAATGGCCAAACATCTTCCAAGTTTACCGGAAATTCTTCTTTTGATTTTGCTAACTTTAGAACAGCCTTGAAATAATCTTTAACTTCATTTTCGCTACTTTGTTTTGTTAATTGTATTGTTTTCATATCTTTGAATGTTTTTTGCAAAGACTGGGACGGCCAAATCACAAGTCAATGCAGTTAAAAGGAAAGGGCAAAGGAGAAGTTACCAATTGTAGGAGCCGTAACTAATCCAATGCCCTTTTTAAATATCTTTCCTCGGAGGCTCCTACACGACCGATTTGTTTTCTACTACAAAGCTAACCCTTATCATTATTATATGCAAATCACAAAATTTTTCAAATTGCTGATTATTACACTATTTACGATTCCAAAACGATAATGTAATGGCTTCCACTCAAAAAGTTATATTTCTGACTACCAATACTTTATTGGTCTATTTTCTATTCCACTGAAATAATCAGCCTGATTAGTTAACTAAATTACATTATTAAAAATAGTTAAATACTACAACTCATTAGTAATCAACATAATATTCTTTGTTAAATTTTCTTTAATAAGTGTATTGATGGACTGAGATAACCATTGTATTAAGGGATGGATTTTAATAGCATCCATTGCAACATTACTTATCATATAAAACTTTCTTTTTTATTGGAAATTTATTCTGTCTAAAGTCCTTAAACTTCTATTACATAGGAATGTAACTTTTTACAAAACAGTTGTTTATGTCGAATTTTGAAATGTCCGGCAATGTTGCCGGGGTAATTCAAAATTCGATAAAAATGAGCGAATCAAAAACTTTTGTTTTCCCGGAAAGCGGGAACGGAGGCGGAAGTGGAATGTTAGCCATGTTGGCTCCTTTGCTTCAGCAAAAAGGGATCGATCCGAACCTACTTGTAGCTATGCAAGGCCGTAATAATAACGGATTCGGTGGAGAAGGCGGATGGTTTATTTGGGTTATTTTCTTATTCTTCCTCATGGGTTGGGGTAACAACGGATGGGGAAATGGTGGCTTTGGCGGTGGCAATGGAGCAGCAGGAATCCCCAATCTGATTAACAACGACACAGGGAGGGAGTTACTAATGAGTGCCATTCAAGGGAACGGTCAGGCTATCAACAATCTGGCAACAAATCTGAACTGTTCAATCGGTCAGGTTCAGCAGGCTATCAATGGTGTAATGTCACAGATTCAACAGGTGGGAAATCAGGTAGGGCAGAGTTCTATGCAGATTATTAACGCTATTCAATCCGGTAACTGTCAGATTGCACAACAGATTGCATCATGCTGCTGTGAGAACCGTCTGGCTATCTGTCAGCAGACAAACACCCTGCAAAATGCAATTAATGGTGTTGCAACTGGGCAGGAAAGAGGATTTGCATCCGTGGCCTATGAGACACAACGTCAGACCTGTGACTTGCAAAATTCCATCAAGGAAAGCACACAGCAGATTATTGCCGGCCAACGTGCTGCCGAAATGCGTGAGATGCAGAACAAAATTGACAAGCTCCGTGAAGAAAACAGCACTTACAAGAGTTCAGCTATGACTTCTCAAATTGTAGGCCAGGCTACCGCACCTCTTGGAGCCGCTTTGACAGATTTAAGCGCACGCCTTGCCAAGATTGAATGCAAGCAGCCGGAAACTGTGACTGTGCCTTACAGTCCTATTGCGGCAGTTCCCAACTGTGTGGCATACCAATACGGCTTGTATGGTGGTTTTAATCCTTATGCTGCCGGTAATGGCTTTTGGGGTTAATTGAGAAAGGAGGCTATTATGGCAGTATATCCTTTTCAATTCGTAAACCGTAGGGGCTCTGCGGCTATATCGACCTCGGGCGTAACGGTCAATACTGCTAATGTGGTGTTTTCCTTCCCCAATCATGCTTTTGTGAACGCATGGTACAGAGGGACGATATACATTAACATTGCCCAGACGATACCTACCGGGACAACCGGCACACTTCCCATTCTGTTCGAGACCAATGGGGCTACCCAGGCGATCACTAAATATAACGGGGGAACGCTGACTGTGGCAGACATTCCCGGTACTGGTGTGTATGAGTTCTGGTTTGACCGTGCAACCAACACGTTGCAGATTATGACCGGAGTGGTTTAAAACAACTAAGGACGGGAGAAATCCCGTCCATTAAAGAGTTAATTAATTATGCCTTTTCAGAATTTAAGAATAAACAGCGAGTTCTTTGTCCTTCATAAGGACGGCACTCCATATATTGAAGTCGGTTCCGTAACCGGGGTTTCCAATCCCGTACCGGAGTTTATGCAACAACCTCTTCCTTATGGACAACCTCCGAGAATGGTGGTCGACATAACAATCAAGGTCGGGGAGCAGACTGTCACTTTCCAGAAAATACCGGCAATGTCAGACATTGCTGATGCGAACTTTCCCGGTGGTGGGAATATGGTGATATCCGGTTCACGGGAATCTATGAACGCGGAAGTTGCTGCAATGAGAAACCGTTCATCGGAGATATTAGGCAGCGTAGACCATCACCGTTCAGTTCTGGAGTCTTGCGACAAGATGCTTCAAATTCTTAATCCGGAATTTGCAGAGCGCCAACGTCAGGATGCAGAGAATAAAGCCCTAAGACAAGAGTTGAGTGAACTGAAAGCAATGATGGCTGATTTCTTTAAGTCTTCCGAAAAGGCATCTGGTAGTAACAATTCTAAAAAACAATAAGCTATGTATATGGTAGAAATATCTGAAAACAAAGTCGAGAAGATGTCCGACTATGCAGAAAAGATGCTTCGCTATGGTGGCAAACTGATGCAATGCCTGGAGGAACTTTCTGAAGGGGAAAGCATGGGGCAACGCGAGTACGACGAAGATGATTACGACGATGATGAAATGGGTGAACGCGGCGGGTATGGCCGTGGTGGATACGGAAACCGTGGAGGTTATCCCGGTGGAATGAACCAAAGACGCGGTGTAAGAGGTACCGGAAGATACTCCCGTTATCGTTAATGTTTAATAAGAGGTGCGGATTATTCCGCCCTCTTTCAAAAATAAAAGATATGCACAAACAACCACTTGATTCATACGATGAAATCCCTGCTGAGATGAGATCATATCTCAGACATAACGGATGGAATTTTAACAAAAAAGCTTGTGATCTGGCTGTACATGGTATGAAAAAGATAAATCCTGCAACGGGGAAGAAAGAACGAATTGAACCCATGACCAAGGAACAGGTAGAAGAATTACTTTCTAAAAATGGAGTTAAACTCGAACATAATGTAGGATATAATTTTGTCTACGTATGCAATATGGGGCGGGCGGACTATTTAAAATCAAGCATCCCGGACGAGCAGCATTTAGCTCTTTATGTGAAAGACGTTATTGATGATCCTGACAATGAAGGCGGCAATGTGTTCAGGAAATGGTATGCAGATTGTGTCGCTAAGGGTGAACCGGTAGAATGGGAGGAAATGATATAATATGATCCGGCAGAGGTTTGAACTAGGTAAACATGATTGGGAAGTATTTGTCTATTATGCGGTAGATACTTATTATGTAAACGAGATTATGGACAGGCTATTCAGTATCGGATGCCGTGACGAAAATATCCGTACTGCATATAATAACCTTACTGCCGGGCAACTCGATACCGGACTGACCTATTCAAACTATGCAACCCGTCAGACTGTAATGGTAATAGCTATTACTTCTTCCGCAAAAGAGTTTGAAAAATCATGGCGGCATGAGTGCGGACATCTTGCTACACATATTTGTCAGGCTTTTGATATTACGCCATACGGAGAAGAAATACAATACCTAGGACAGGACATTGTGGAAGCGACATGGGACATAGCAAAGAACTTCCTTTGTGAGTGTCATTGTTGCAAGAAAAAGAAAAAAGAATTATTAAAATGAAGAATAAACAGCTGAAAAAAGCATTGAAAAGCAATACACCAATAAATAGTCTGTATGCTTTAATTCCTGCCGGACAACGGGATGCATTTAAGAAATTTGCAGCAATGTTCGGATTTAATGATGAAAAGATAAAAAAGATACTGGCAAAAGAAAAGAATTAAACACACCATGACCGAAAAGTTTGACATACTTGTAAACTTAGCCGACAACGCAGCAAGCAGCTATATCAGCGAAATAGCCCTGTTTGCTTTAAGATGCCTGTAAGGCCGCGTAAATATTTAGTCGTGAACATATCGGAAGGTGTGTATAATCGGCAAAACGAAATGCGAGCGGTATAAAAAACGAAATGCGATAATCAGGGTATAAAACGAAATGTGAAAAAATTATCGCACACGCACGATATAAAAAGGCTTTCAAACGTCATTTGAATGGTGTTTGAAAGCCTTTAAAATTATTGCATTTTCACATAAAAAATACGTTCCAATATTTGTGCAATTCATTAGAAATGACTATCTTTATACAGTATTTAGGAGGCATCTGTTGCATCAACATCGCTGCTGTCTTTGTAATCAAACAAAGTTCGCTGCGGGTGTTCTTCATAATTGCATACCATCCATTCCTCCTGCTTTCTTCGGCTCGTCTTTGATGCGCTGATGGTTCTTTCTACCCGGTGGATTATCCATCCGTTTTTGTTTGCGTATTCCT